TACAGGCACTAATTCTTGTTTACCAGCAAGAATAAAAGATTTAAGAGGTATTGCTTTGGCGGTTTAATATGAGTTTGATTAAAGTAAAAAATTTTGATAGTTTAGGTAGAGATATTAGAAGTGGTGCTATAGTAAATACAAGTACAACAGAATATAGTTTGTACATGAAAAGATTAAAAGTTAGAGAAGAGCAAAGTGATAAGTTAAGAAATGCTTGTAAAGAAATAAATACTTTAAAGGCAGAATTAAGAGAAATAAAAAATTTATTAAAAAAGGTAGTAGGTAAGTAATGGCTGTAAGATCAGTAGGAGTAAATGACACAATAGAAACGTTGAGAAGCACGTTTAATAGTCATGCCACAGATACAGGTGATTTAACTAATTTAGACACAGACGATAAATCATCTTTAGTAGCTGCTATTAATGAGGCAAAAGCTGGTACTTCACAATTTACACTTAGAGACGCTACATCAACAGTTCAAACAATTGAGGGTGGTGATACTTTAAACGTTGTAGGTTCAGGTGGTGTATCTATGACTGTAAGTGCTACTGACACTTTAACTGCTTCTTTAGACTCAACAATAACAGGATTAACAAGTTTGACTTCAACTGCTTTAGTGGGTAGCACATCCGTTACAGCAGGCACATTATTTTTAACTGAAAATAGAATAAGAACAACTGATAGTTCGCTTCTAACATTAAACGACAGTGTAACAGTATCATCTGCTGGAGCAATCGCAAGTGCCACTACAATTAGTGGTACCACACTTGCTGCTAGTTCAGACGTTACAGTAAATAGTGTAAGTGTGGCAACAAAACCATTTGCTATCGCACAAGCAATAGCATTAGGATAAAAAAAGTATATAAATATAACAATAAAGGGATAGTATAATGGCTAACGATTTTAAAAGATTTGCAAAACCAGATGTCGGTACAGGTACAGGTGCTTCAGCGGATGCTGTGTACAGTGTTCCTGCTGGCGCAGGCTCAGCTGCTTTAGAAAGTATCGTTATTGGTATTAACGTCTGTAATAAAACAACAACAGAAAGAACAGCAAGTATCTTCCTAGATAATGAAGATGGTTCAAATGATGTTTATATTATTAAAGATGTTAAAGTTCCACCAAAAACGACTTTAGAGGTAATGCAAGGCAACAAATTAGTTGTACAAAATGATGGATCAAACGCAGACGTATTAAGAGCTGAAGCTTCAGCAGGTTCTGCTATTGACGTAACAATTTCAGTCTTAGAAGACGTATAATAGGGGTAATTAAATGGTTAGATATATCAACGATATACATAAACCTACAGATATAAACGTTAGAACATACACTGGTGACGGTTCTACGACTAACTTTACAGTTACAGAATCATTAACTGATAATAAAGTTATGGCTTATATTGATGGTGTATACCAAGACCCTAACAATGACTATTCAATTGGTGGTACATCTTTACAGTTTGACGCCGCTCCAGGCGCTTCATCTGTGGTTGTACTCGTTGAAATGCCAGTATAATGGGAGAGATTAAAAAATGGTAACAAAAGTAAAAAATCCAAGTATAGATTTAAGTGGTGATACTTCGGGTATAGTAATGCCTTCAGGTACAACTGCTCAAAGACCATCAGCTACTGAAGGTTTATTAAGATATAATTCATCATTAAAGAGATTAGAACAATCAGACGGTTCTGATTTTGAAACTATTGCTTTACCTCCTACAATTTCATCTTTATCAGGTAATTACAACGAAGATAATGATACTACTATTACTATTAATGGTACAAATTTTATGACAGGTGCTACTGTCACTTTCTTAAACAACGCAGACGATTCATCTTTAGGTACTTCACCAACAGTAAGTAGAGTTAGTTCATCCCAACTAACTGCTGTAACAGGTTTTGCTTCAAGTCCTATCGCAACGACTGTAACAGCTATCAAAATTAAAGTAACTAATCCAACAGGACAAATTGCTGAAAGTTCATCAACAATATCAGCTGTTGGAGATCCATCTTTTAGAAATGACGCTGGTTCATTAGGTACAATTTACGATTCAGGTAGAGCCTCAGGTGCTGTATTTGATGCTGGTGCTGACTCAAACGATTCAGTTGCTATCTATCATAATGTAACTTCTGGTTCAATACCAGCAGGTATGTCATTTAATAATGATAACGGAAATATATCAGGTACACCTGACGCTGTAGGTTCAGATACTACTTCTAACTTTACAGTAACAGCTATTGTACAATCATCTGACTCTGCTATAAGAACAGAGGCAAGAGCATTTGCTCTAACAGTTAAAGCACCTTCAGTTTCATCTTATACATCTTCTGGTGCGTTTACATTTACTGCTCCATTTACAGGTAACTACGAGGTACTTGTAGTCGGTGGTGGCGGAGGCGGAGCTAGTTCTGCTGGTGGTGGCGGAGGTGGTCTTGTTTATAAGGCTTCACACCCATTATCTGCTGGAGGAATACCAGGTTCTGTTGGTATCGGTGGTGGTAGTAACCAATCAGGTGGTGATACTCAATTTAGTAATATAACTGCTAGAGGTGGCGGACAAACAAACGCTAACGGTGGTGCTAACACAGGTGGTGCTCATCCTCAAGGTACACAATCAGGTTGTCAATCAAATCCATATACAACAACTCAATCTAACGTTGCTGACGGAGGTACTTCTCACGGAGGTAACAGAGGCGGCGGATACAGAGACGGTCACTACTATTGGGGTGGCGGCGGAGGCGGCGGCTCAGGCGGAAACGGAAGTGAGCCACATGGTTGTCCAGGAAACTGTAATGGTGGTGTTGGTGTAGAAATATCAGAATTTAGTACGTTTGGTGAATCAGGATTCTTCGGTGGAGGAGGAAACGGTTCTCAACAAAAATACGATCCAGTAAATCCATCAGGCGGTTCTGGTACAGACGGTAACGGTAACGGCGCAAACGGAACAGGCGGTGGTTCATCTGGAACAGGCTACACAGGTGGTGTTTATATAAGATACTAAATAATATATTATTATATTATGATGAAAATTGCTGAAAACATGAATGTGTATTGGTCATCTTTACACGAAACAGTAGAGTTTGATAATCTTTACAATCTATTTAACGAACACTATCAAAATATTTCAAGCACAAATCGTAGACAAAACTTATTGTTGTGTCCTGCTGTATCTCATAAATTAAAAAATACTTTTTTTATTAAAACGCCTGTTGATTGTGAATATTCTATAAAAAACAATAATATCGTACCATTAACAAAAGATTTTATAGCAACTGAAATACCACATCAACCATCATTAAAAAATAACTTTCTTTTTTGTTTAGGTTTATATTATATCTTTTTTACTAGAATTGATATGAATATGACATTAACATCACCTTTCTTTTCTCAATGTTATTATACAAGATATGCTAATATTGTGCCTGGCACTATAAATGTAAGTAAGTGGTTTAGAAGAATTAATTTAGAATTTAATTGTTATGGTGATACTATAAAATTTAAAAAAGGCGATCCTTTAGCATATTTTACTTTTGATACTGATAAGAGAGTTAATTTAAGACGATTTCATATGTCAAAAAAATTAGATACTTTATCATCTACTTGTGAAAAATCTAGTGGTTGGGAGAAATGGGTACCATTATATAACAGATATAAAAGATTTATGAAGTCTAGGACTGATAAAATAGTTTACAGAGAAATACAGAAAAACCTCTTATAAATATACTTAGGAGAGAGAAATATGGCAGTCACACAAAAAACAGCAGAAAACTTTTCAATAGATCAAGGTGCTGATTTAAGTAAAGAATTTACAGTCACAACAGACGGTTCAACAGCATACGATATATCAGGTTTGACGTTACAAGCTCAAATGAGAAAAGGTTATGACTCTTCTTCAGCAACTGCCACATTTACTGCTTCAATAGTCACTGCTACTAGTGGCATATACAAATTAACATTAACAAATGAAGATACGGCTGCTATCGAAGCAGGTCGTTATGTATATGATGTAGAATTAAGACTAGCAGACTCTACTTTAGAAAAAGTACATTATGGTCTTATTACGGTACATCCTGAAGCAACTAAACTGTAATGAGCAAATCACTAGAAGATTTTTTTAACAAACTCGCTGGCAAAGACATCTTACAAGAAATGAAAGATGAAGAGCAAGCAAAAAAAGACACTGAATTAAAAAAACTTGCTGAAGAAAAAGAAAAACAAGAACAACTAGAAGCATTAGCAATCAAAGAAAAAGAAAAACAAAAATTATCAGAAAGTGAAAAACTTTTTGCTTTAGAACAATTATTTGGTTTACCTAAATTTGACGAAGTTGCTAAAAAAGAAGTAAATAAAGTTTTACCGTCAACAGCAGAAGCAGAATTACAAGAATCTTTAAAAGTATTATCAAGTTCAGTAGAAGAATATCAAAGACAAAAAGTATCTGAGTTAGATATTACTGAAACTGATTACAAGAAATTTTTACAATCTAAGAAACCTGTAAGTGAAGATTTACTTGTTCAACAAATAGATAAGTTTTTAAATGATACATATTTTCCACCTAAAGAAGAAGTATATCCAGAAGTAGAATCTGTTACAGAAAAAATAAAAACTTTAATGGATCATAAGCCTATTAAACCTGGTTTAGTAGAAGACGTAAAAGCTTTCACAGGTCTAGGTGTTACTGAACAGACAAAACAAGTTCTACAACAAAACATTAAAAGTGATGTAGGTGAGTCAATTGAACCTACTGAAAATTTTGTAAGTAGAGAAGACATTGCCAAAACTCTAACTCAAAAAGCAAAATCATTAAAAGAACAATTAGATGGTGGTAGTATATCAATCGAAGAGTTAACAAAAGAGTTTACAAGATTTAAACAATTAACAAGTTTACAACTACAATCGCTAGGTGGCGGTGGTGCTGGTGATTTAGCAGATTTAGGTGATGTAGATACTTCAGCACAAGCAGACGGTTTTGCTTTAAAATATAATGCGTCCACAGGTAAATATGATTTTGGCGAGGTAGCCTCAGATTTATCTGCTGTAGATCAAAATATATTACCAGACGCAAACGCAACAAGAGATATAGGTTCAACTACAAAACAATGGAACAATGGTTATTTCAAAAATGTTTATGTATCAGGTTCTACTTTAGAAGTTTCAAATGACGCTGTTTTAAAAGGTGATATACAATTAGGTGTAAATACAGGTGACTCTACGGAAGATACTATTACAGTAAACGGTAGATTTGTTTCAAGTTTAGAACCTCTAACAACAGAGACAGTTAATTTAGGATCACAAAATAAAAGATGGAAAGAATTATTTTTATCTGGTAGTACGATTGATTTAGGTGGTTCTCAAATAAGTGGTGATGGCACAGGTACAATAACTATAGCATCCTCAGGTGTTGTATTACCTACTGGTTCAAAAGTAGGTTCAGAGACTATCGCAAAATCAGATGCTTCAGGTGTTGCTACTAGAGACGTGCCTTTATTTACTGCCTCTGGTGGTTTATCTACTGCTGCTACTACTTTTACAATGGCTGCTACATCTGGAAAGGGAGCTAACGTATTTACATCATTTAAAAAAGCAGATGGAACAACAGCAGGAAGAGTAGAGTTATTTTCATTCTAATGGAGAATATATATAAATATTGTAATTAAGGAGATTTTATGTCAGCAAAAACACCGATAAGAACCGTATTTGATGATGATAACAATGCCACAGGTTTGGCAGAATATCAATCAGGTGAATTTATCGCATTAACACATGGTGGCTTGGGTGCTTCGTTATCTATCGGTAGTGCTGGTCAAGTATTAAAAGTTAACTCAGGCGCTAGTGCCTTAGAATTTGGTACAGTAGAGGCTGTTTTAAATATAGACGGCATGACTGACGGTACTAGTATTACTGTTGCGTCAACCGATCAAGTTGCTATTTCAGATGGTGGTACAGAAAAAAGAATTAACGTATCACAATTAGGTCCAGGACTTGCTGGAGTACCTGCTAGTGCTGTAGATTTTTCAAGTGCTACTATTACAGGTATTACAAGTATAACATCTGGTGGTATTACAATATCAGGTAATCAAATTATTTCAGCTGACTCTAGTATAATAGATTTTGGCGAAAGTGTTAGAATAGATGGTGATTTAACTGTAAATTCTAACGACATAACTTTAACTACAAATACAAGTGGTAATATTTTAGTTGCTGATGGTTCTAAATTTAGTTCAAAAGCTGTATCTGAATTAGGTGCTATTAGTACAATTGCTAGTGATGACGTTTTATTAGCAGTTGATACTTCAGGTGGGGGACTTAAAAAAGTTGCTAGATCAGTTTTAGTATCTGGTCTTGCTACATCTTCAGCAATATCAAATATAGTAGAAGATTCAACACCTCAATTAGGTGGGGATTTAGATGTTAACAGCAATGATATAGTGTCAACGTCAAACGCTAATATACAATTATTACCTAACGGATCAGGTAAAGTAAATTTAGATGGTAATGGTTCTAGTGGTGGTGTATCAGTTACGGACGGATTGATTGAAATTAGAACAGGAACAGGTAGTGTTGCCGAACAAAGATTTTATTGTGAGTCAAGTAATGCTCACTATACTTCATTGAAATCAGCTGCTCACCAAGCATACTCAGGTAACGTAACTTTAACTTTACCTGTGATAACAGGCACACTTGCTACACAATCGTTCTCTATTTCTCAAGCAATTGCGCTTGGTTAATAGTTATAAATATTTTAAAAGGATAAACAATGGCAGAGCCAGCAAGTAGAGCAAACTTAAAAGAATATGCTTTAAGAGCATTAGGAAAACCTGTTATAGAGATAAATGTAGATGACGACCAACTAGAAGATAGATTGGACGAAGCACTACAATATTATGCTCAATATCATTATGATGGTATTAGAAGAACATATCTCAAATACAAGTTAACCGAAGACGATAAAACGAGATTAAAAAATGCTACTCGTTCATCTGAGTCTGCTACTGATTCAGCAGAATCAAGTGTATCTACTACTTGGCAAGAACAAGACAATTATCTTGTTATACCTAGTTCAATCGTTTCTATAATTAATATATTTCCGTTTTCAGATAAAGGTAATTTAAATTTATTTGATGTTAGATACCAATTAAGATTAAATGACCTATATGACTTTTCATCAACAAGTGTTATAAACTATGATATTGTTTTAAGACAATTAGACTTTTTAGATCACATATTAGTAGGTGAAAAACCTTTTAGATTTAATCAACATGATAATAGATTATACATTGATATGGATTGGAAAGATGATTTACAAGTAGATGAATATTTAATTATTGAATGTTATAGAAAATTAGACCCTACAACTTATACAGACGTATTCAATGATATATTTTTAAAGAGATACGTTACATCTTTATTTAAAAAACAATGGGGTGCTAACTTATCTAAATTTAATGGTGTAACAATGATAGGTGGTGTTACATTAAACGGTCAACAAATTTATACAGAGGCTTTAAGTGAAATAGATAAACTTGAAGCAGAAATCAGATCAACTTACGAGTTAAACCCAGCGATAATGATAGGATAATGCCATGCCAGTCAACCACTACTTTCAAGGCGGCAATGGTATAGGGTCAGACGCAGAAAAAAGACTCTATGAAAACCTAATTATTGAGGGTTTAAAAATATACGGACATGACGTATATTATCTTCCAAGAACATTAGTAAACCAAGATTTAATTTTAGGTGAAGATGTATCATCTAAATTTAACGCTGCTTACTTAGCAGAAATGTATTTTGAGAGTACAGACGGTTTTGCTGGTGAACAAGAAATCATAAACAAATTCGGTTTAGAAATTAGAGAAGATACAACTTTCTGTATCGCAAAAAGAAGATGGAATGATTTAGTTGATGACCCTGCTACTTTAATAAAATCAGGTAGACCAAATGAAGGCGATATAATTTATATGCCTTTAATGAATAGTTACTTTGAAATACAGTTTGTTGAAGACCAAGAGCCGTTCTTTCAATTAGGTCAATTACCTATTTACAAACTTAGAGTTACACGTTGGGAATATAGTTCAGAAAGAATTGATACAGGCGTTTCAAGTGTTGACGCCGCTGAAGATAAGTATTCATTAGATCAACTTGCTCATCAAATGACACTTGAAGAAGGCACAGGTACAGGTTCGTTATTATTAGAAAATGATAGTGTTGATGATGAATCAAACTATTTCTTATTAGAAACCTATGCTATACAAACTCAATCGCCTTACGCTGATAATACAGATTTAGATACAGAGGCAGGTTTTGATACGTCATCTACGGCAGATGATATATTAGACTTTACAGAAAGAAATCCTTTTGGGGATTTAGATAACGGATTATAATATGTTTGGTACTTATTTTTACAATCAAAGTTTAAGAAAAATGACCATTGCGTTCGGTCAAATTTTTAACAATATACAAATTAGAAGAAAAGACTCTAGTGGTAATGTAGTTCAATCTATTAGAGTTCCTTTAGGTTACGGTCCTAAAGAAAAGTTTTTAACTAGATTAGATCAACAACCTAGTTTAGATAATAGAGAGTTTGCTATAACTTTACCTAGATTAGGTTTTGAGATTTCAGGTATACAATATGATCCTACTAGAAAACTTACCAGAGTACAAAAATTTAAACAAGTAAAAACTGCTAAAGATGGTAAGATAATGGATTTTAATTATATGCCAGTACCTTACAATATTAGTTTTAATTTATTTTCTTTTACGGCAACAGCTGAAGGTGGTTTACAAATTATAGAACAAATACTACCTTTCTTTCAACCTGATTATACAGTTACTATAAATGCTATACCTAATTTAAGTATTAAGAGAGACGTACCTATCATATTAAATAGTGTAAATTATGAAGATAGTTACACAGGCAGTTATACTCAAAGAAGAGCTGTAATATATACTTTAGGCTTTACTGCTAAAACTTATTTGTTTGGACCTGCTACTACACAAAAAGTTATTAAGACTGTTCAATCAGATATGTATACTGACACCGATACAACAAATAAAGCAAGAGAAATTAGAATTGAGATTACACCTGATCCTACAACTGCTGACGCAGATGATGATTTTGGTTTTACAACAACAGTGACTAGTTTTGAAGATGGTAAAAAATATAATCCATCAACTGACAGTGATGAATAATTATGAGCAAATTAGAAGACAAAGTTAACGAGATACTTGGTATCGAAGAGAAAAAGATTAAGCCACCACAAGAGTACAAACCTAAAGTACCTAGAGTAGAAGATACAAAAAATCCTGATATTGATAACGACTACAAATACAGTAGAGAAAACTATTACAATCTTATAGAAAGAGGACAAGAAGCAATAGACGGCATATTAGATATTGCTAAAGAAGGTCAACATCCTAGAGCCTATGAAGTTGCTGGTCAATTAATAGGTCAAGTAGGTCAAACAGTAGATAAACTACAAGACTTACAAAAGAAACTAAAAGATTTAAAAGAGTTACCTAAAACAGCAAACGCACAAATTAAAAATGCTTTGTTTGTAGGTTCTACTGCTGAATTACAAAAGATGTTAAAGAAAAATGAAAATACTGAAAGCAAAAACGTCACACCCAAAGAAGACGACACTAGCGATAAGTGATTTAAATTTTGTTAAATACTATGAAGATAATAATATAGTATTAAAAGATTTATACAAAACTCATAAGCTAGAAAATCCTATTGAAGTAGAAAGAAGAAAAATTAATCCTATGCCTAGAGTTGGTGCTTTGGGCGTAAAATATATTGAAAAAGATTTAGTAGTTTTAAGAGGTAGTCAAAGAGTTACGACTGCTAAAAAAATGGGTTATACACATATAGAAGGTATTATTGTAAATGACTGACGCATATTTAGGAAATCCTAATCTTAAAAAAGTAAACATACCACAAGAGTTTACTAAAGAACAGATAGAAGAATATCAAAAGTGTTCTAAAGATCCTTTATATTTTATGGAAACATATATGAAGATTGTATCTTTAGATGAAGGACTGGTGCCTTTTAAGATGTATGATTTTCAAAAACATATTGTAAGAACAATACACGATAATAGATTTACCATTTGTAAATTACCTAGACAGTCAGGTAAATCTACAACAACTGTATCTTATCTTTTACACTATGCTTTATTTAATCCTAACTCTAACATTGCTATACTAGCAAACAAATCATCAACTGCTAGAGATATATTAGGTCGTTTACAATTAGCATATGAAAATTTACCTAAGTGGCTACAACAAGGTATAATAAACTGGAATAAAGGTAATATAGAATTAGAAAATAAATCAACTATTGTAGCAGCCGCTACTTCTTCAAGTGCTATTCGAGGTGGTTCTTTTAATATAATATTCTTAGATGAGTTTGCTTTCGTGCCAGCTAATATTGCCGAAATGTTTTTTAGTTCAGTTTATCCTACTATATCATCAGGACAAAAAACTAAAATGATTATAGTATCAACACCTCACGGAATGAATATGTATTATAAGTTATGGGTTGACGCTGAAAATAAAAGAAATGATTATATTCCTATTGAAGTACATTGGTCAGAGGTACCTGGTAGAGACGAAAAGTGGAAAGAAGAAACAATTAGAAACACAAGTCCTGAGCAGTTTCAAGCTGAGTTTGAGTGTGAGTTTTTAGGTAGTATTGACACTTTAATATCTCCATCAAAGATTAAATCATTAGCACATTTAAATCCTATTGAGTCAAACGCAGGTGTTGACATATATGAAAAACCAAAAAAGAATCATACTTACGTTTGTACTGTTGATGTTGCTAGAGGTACTGTAAAAGATTATTCAGCATTTTTAGTATTTGATGTAACACAAATGCCATATAAAGTTGTGGCAAAATATAGAAGTAATGAAATTAAACCTTATGTATTTCCTAATATTATATCTAAAGTTGCTAAAGCATATAATACTGCTCATACTTTAGTTGAGGTAAATGATTTGGGGCAACAAATATCAGATGCTTTACATTTTGAAATTGAGTATGATAATTTATTAATGACTACTCAAAGAGGTAGAGCAGGTCAAATATTAGGTGCTCAATTTAGTGGTAGAGGTACATCACTTGGTGTTAGAATGACTAAACAGATTAAAAAAATAGGTTGTTCTAATTTTAAGACATTAATTGAGAGTGATAAGTTAATTGTAAATGACTTTAATATCATAGAAGAAATGTCAACTTTTAGTAAAAGAGGTAACAGTTGGCAAGCTGAAGATGGTTGTAATGACGATTTAATTACATGTTTAGTAATCTTTGGTTGGTTGTCAAATCAAGCATATTTTAAAGAAATGACTAATACCAACGTAAGAAATCAATTATATGTAGAACAAGAAAAACTAATAGAACAAGACATGGCACCTTTTGGTTTTGTAGATGATGGTACGCCAGACTATGAGAAACCAGAGGTTGATGAATACGGTGATGTATGGCATCCAGTTACACGAAAAGGACTGTAAATTGGGGATCTTATAAATATCTGTATAAAAAGTTTTGACTATGGGCGTAAGAAAACTTACGATTATTGATGAAATAATTAGCTAATTAAGAGGAGAAACCTTATGGCATTTCAAGTATCACCAGGTGTTCTCGTACAGGAAAGAGATTTAACTAGAATCATTCCTGCCGTATCAACATCAATTGGAGGAGTTGCTATACAAGCAATTCGAGGTCCACTTGATCAAGTTATAACGATTTCTAGTGAGCAAGATTTAGTAGATACGTTCGGTAAACCAAATAGTTCAACGTTTGAATATTTTTTTACTGCCGCTTCGTTCTTACAATACTCTAACGCACTAAAAGTTGTACGAGCTCAAAACACTGGTTTAACAAACGCAAACACAGGTGGTAGTTCTCAGTTGATTAAAAATACAACTGACTACCAGGACAACTATGCGGACGGTTCTTTAAATATCGGAACTTTCGCCGCTAGAACAGCAGGAACGTGGGGAAATAACTTATTAGTTTCAACTTGCCCTTCAGCAACTGCTTATGAACAAACAGTCGCTACATCAAACATGGTTAACGGCGCTAAGTCAGTAGGAGATACAACAATCACTGTTGACGATGGTACTGCTTTCAATGTTGGCGACATCTTAGAGTTTTCAACAACTGCTTCAGGAACTGACTTTACAACAGGTGAGAAATACAGAATTACTGGTATTTCTACAAACGATTTAACAATCGTTCAACATCCTTTAGGACAAGGTGGTTTACAAACAGCTGTAATTGACGACAGTAGAATCAAAAGAAGATGGAGATACTATGACGCCGTTGACGGCGCACCAGGTACTTCAGCTTATGTATCTGACAGATCAGGTTCTGGTGATGAAATACATGTTGTTGTAGTTGACGAAGACGGTGGTATATCAGGTAAACCTGGTACAATCTTAGAAACATTTAGTAACTTATCAAAAGCTGCTGACGCTAAGACACCACAAGGTGATGATAACTATTATCCAAACGTTTTATATAATAAGTCAGAGTTAATTTATTGGACAGATCATAACAGCTCAGGTACTAATTGGGGCTCTAACGCAACTGGAGTAACTTTTACTGCTGTTAATGTACCGACTAATGAATCATTATCTGCTGGATCAGACGGTTCTACTGTAACTACTGGTGAGTTAAAAACTGCTTACGAGAAGTTTAGTGACGCTGATACTGAAGATGTATCTCTATTAATGTGTGGTCCTTCAGGCGACACAACGCATGTTGATAATC